CCGACAGCGTTACCAGTATCGGCAATAACGCGTTTAGCGGCAACAAACTGACCAGCGTAATCATCCCCGACAGCGTTACCAGTATCGGCAATAGCGCGTTTAGCGGCAACCCAGGGATGAGCCTTACCCTCGGTAAAGGCATTACTTCTATTGGGGAAAGGCAGTTTTACGAATGCGGACTGACCAGCGTAACCATACCCGACAGCGTTACCAGCATCGGAGACCAAGCATTTTATCAAAACCAACTGACCAGCGTAACCATACCAAACAGCGTTACCAGCATCGGCGCGAGGGCGTTTTACAGAAACTACCTAACCAGCGTTACCATACCCAACAGCGTTACCAGCATCGGCGCGAGTGCGTTTGGCGGCAACCGACTGACCGAGCTTACCATACCCGACAGCGTTACCAGCATCGGCAATGGAGCGTTTTCAACGAACCGACTGGTCAGCGTAACCATCGGCAGCAATGTTACCGACAGCGTTAGCGGTCAATTTGATATGAGCTTTAGTAGGGTATATGAATCCAACGGCAAGGCGGCGGGGACGTATACGCGGCCTAGTTCTGACAGCTACCAATGGACTAAACTAAATGCGCCATATCCTTCAGGTTTTATCGGAACATGGAAAAGGGATGATTTTGACAACACGTTAACCATAACTCCAAGCACAATAAAATCCAGCTCGCAAACCTATACCTGGTGTCTTATTCGAGTATCTGGCAATTTGTACACGATTTCTGATGGTGGCGATAGCCTACCGCTTACTATACAACTCGTAGGTGGTAATCTTCAGATTAGTGGTGATAGTGGCAGTGGCCAAGACAACTGGAACGGCATTTGGAGAAAGCAATAAAGTAACGGAACAGTGTCGGGAACGATTTTTGACTATCTGGACTTGATCATCTTTATCGTATTTGCCGCAGGCACAATGGCGTATTTTGCGATAAAGACAAAAGAGCGACTGTAAGCCGCTAGTAAACCTTAGTTTTTGGAAAAAAAATTAAGGTTAATATATATAGATGAAAATACCCTTGAGGGTATTCTAGGACTTTGGCTGGCTTGGATGCCCGTCAAAGTCAATCATAAGGAGCAATTTTATGGCTAATGGAAAGATTACACGGGATGACTTTTTCGATTTTATCGAAAAGGCTAATGGGTGCGGGGAGCAACTTTACAAAAAAACCAATAACGGTGTTGGTGATTTTGAAGAGGCTGCCGTACAAACCAATTCTAAGAATGATTCTGTAAATATCAACGGCGCGGATGTTGATATGAAACATAATTCTTATGAAACTTATGATGACGGAACCTATGAAGGTGTTGAGTATAAAAGCGTCGGCTTTGCCTCTCACCCTTTTCCCCCCGGAGGTATTATAGCAAAGAAAAAAAAATAACGGGCGGGAGCGGGATGCCCGTTATTTTAATGTAACTTATAAATCCACCGGCGGTCATGTGCTGAAGGTTTGGCGGCCCTTAAAAGGGGCCGCCATTCAACCGTGCCTGTTGACTTTTGCAAAAGATTATAAAGAACAAAACAAAAAAGGAGAAACAAAATGACAAAGTTTACGATTACACAAGACCAGATTGAAAGACTGCGGGCTTTCGCGGGGTATTTGACAAAATTGAACAGTTTCATACCGATTGACACAAGGCAGCAATTTTGCATTAACGGCGCAAAACTGGAGATTTACGCAATAGGAAAGAACAGTAGCACGGGTCAATGCGAGATAGCAGTGGATTTAACCAATGTCAGCATTGATACTAGGGTGTCAAATTTATTTTCTACTAATATCAATACTATAATTACTTATTTTGACAGAATAAATTCCGCCGATGCCGATATTTCCGTAACGGACAGGCAACTGATAGTAACAGGGAAAAATGCAAAAGAGATTTATAAAATAACTTTACTACCGGTAAGAGATGATATAGATGATATAAAATCATTTATTAGCGACCAGTTAAATCAGCCTGCATTCGATTCCAATTCAAGAGCGGAAATCAATACTGCGGGATTGTTCGATGATTTAGCACTTATTGTACCAATGATAAAAATACTTGAATTTAGACCGTTCTCACAAATAATAGAGGTTGGCAATAATTCTATAAAGGCTTCTAACCAAATTATTATTTTTGAAAAAAATACAAACTTTGCTATGAACAAAACCGTATATATTCACGGGGACTTAATACCTTTATTGAAGGACTGTAAACTTATAGTATCCTCAAACAATCATTATTATATTAATTTTGACACTTTGGGAATAAAATTGTTTGTAGTTCCCCCCGCCAGCAATTATAAACACCCTTCGGAAAAGGAAAAAGAATTATACTGCCCCTCCGCCGATANCGTTATAAAAATTGAGGTGAACGCCAAAAAACTGTATGAAGCATTGCATAAATTTGACGGCGTATTTTCTTTAGACAACTGGCCGTTTTTCAACCATGCTTTTATAAAAACGCCCATAGGGTTTGATTCAGACAAGGAATTAATTTTGTACTGGATTGATGCGGAATACACGATAGAAATAAATGTGCCCGTTTCTATTATTACAAGGGCCGATACAAGCGAGGATTTTGAATTCATGATTCCGGCAAAGTTCATAAAATCGCTTGAACCTTATTTCTTGAAAGACGGGAATTCAGTTATAAGCATTGAGTATAATTCTATCCCAGAGTGGAAGGATCACGGAAAAGGTATAAAATTATATAATGATAATGTATCGGTTATATTGACAAAATTGCGCTAGCGGAGCGTTTCACTAAGTTTTTGGAAAAAAGGTACTAACTATTAACAAGAAACATTGAAACGGATACTGGTTCGGGTTGGCTAGCCCCTAGAATCCGAATCAGTTGAAGGAGTAGATGAATGGCAGAATTTCAAAACCTAAAAAATTGCGACAAAATCAAAAACCATTACGCGGAAGTCTTATTCGGTTTGTATAAGGACGTAACAGTAGAATGGACTAAGGAATATCATGCCATAGCGGATACATACCCTAACCAATACCCGCATAAAAAATATATACGCTTCACTGGAGATTATAATGAGGAGACTCATTCATCGTCTCTGCAATTCAGATCGGCGGCAAATACTCAATTATTCCCCGATAACACGCTTATTTTCGCGGCATATCTCGATTATAAAACCCGGAAGGTATCTGATACGGCCATTATGTTTTTTTATAACAAACCTGACGAATATACGCTGATAACCAAAAAAGACAATCATTTTACCACACAGGAATTTAACGGGCTTGCATCCGAAAATGAAGTTATACGCCAATACGGTAACGGAGGCGGCTCAGGTTTTATTATTGGATTTGGGGCTAACGCAACCGAAAAGTCAAAAGCGGAGCGGTTCAAGGAGATTTCATTGGTATCCCTAATGAAAAATAAAGCGTTTGCGGCGGGGAGGGCGTTAGGCCAACGCTCTACCAGCGCAAAGAAGAAGGCCGCNGTTATAGCCAACGGCAGAAGAACGGCAAAACGCTATANAGCGGAGATTGANTGGGCGGGCGGCTATAAAGAAATGGAATTTGACTCAGGTGTTGACTGTTTCAAGTATTTCAGCGGGGCTAACGGGGGGGATAAGATATTTAATAACCTTATGGCGTTTTCAAGGGCTATGGCTAAAAGCAACGGGAAATTTGAGTATCACACGGATAAAATGAATGTTGTTATTTGTGCTTTGGCTGTTAAGCCTACTAGTAAGATATATAAGGGATTAAATCCCAGGAGAAGAAGAAATGTTAAGTATATTAATATATATCTTACTAGTAGGCTTAACAGCCGAAAAACAATAAATAAAAAGCCCCGCCTAACTAGTAGGCTTAACACTTTAAAAGACCGGCTCCCTAGTAGGGTGTTCACCCGAAAGGATAATATTCAAAAAACCGAAAACGAATCCCCAAAACCCGGAGGATTGGCGGCCAAAGCGATAAAAGATGAAGAAAACTACCGGCAGGTTATGCTGTCTCTATCAGACGACATATCAAAACAAATAAATGATGAGAACGCCCTCCCTAGCAGGCTTAACACCCCACAGGATAATGACCAAAAAGCCGGTAACGAATCCCCAAAACCCGGCGGCATGGCAAGGGAAGCCCAGATGGATTGGATAAAAAACAATATGCAAAACTATGATAAAAAAGCCCCTGAGTATAAATGGATGGAGCAGTGTGAAACATGGAATTATGATCCGGGAATGTGTTATACATTTGAAGAATATATGGAAAAGGGGGGAACCAAAATGACAAACTTGGAATCGCTAAAATCCACAGATGATATTGAATCCGCAAACAGGGAAAAACAAATCAAAAAAAGAATGAAAGATTATGAGCATTTTTCCAAAGATGCCAGGGATGCAATGGAACAAATAATAACCGCCGACCCGTATAATGACAAAGCGGAGAAACAGGCGGAAATAGAAAAAAGAATAAACACCCACGGTAAAAAACGCCCGTAACGGCCCGTAGAGGGCTTGGAAAACGAAAAGGGTAAAATCATACGCCAACGGGGGAACGGGCGCGACAGCGGCCTTCCTTGCGCGTTTTGGGGCATTTTAGAATGAGGGCTGGAGGGTAAATTTCGGTTTCCCTTATTACGCCCCGGACACGGTTCCTTATCATTATAAATCATTATAAAAAAAATTACTAATTGATATAAAAGCGGTGTTTTCTTTTAAACACATTTTTTACTCCTTGTTTTGGCGGGGCCGCAGGTTCCGCTTTTTTTTTGAAACTATCTTTCCCCGTAACGGGAACTAATTTTTAATAAGGAGAAGCATTTTGAATAAACAATTAAAAAAAGCCGTCAATGAATATTTGAAACAGTTAAGACTCAAATACAACAGGGAAAGCGCCGTTAGCGCAGTTGACGAATATTTTGAACAACTTAAAGCGGAGTACAAACAGAAAATAATTGAAACGGGGGAACCTGNNGAATTGAACGATTGTTTAATATTCAGGGACTGGTTTAACCGGAAAACTTATGTTGTTGAAAAATCAAAAGTAAGAATTATCAAAAAAGGAATAAAGAATAATGAATAATGACGAAAAAGAAAAACTTGTAACGAGCGATTTTTACGCGGATATGACGGACTATATTTACGGCAAATTATATGCGGACAACAAATTAACAAAACCGGACAACCTTTCAACCGTAGTTCCGATAGAAGATATAATTAAAAGATTCGGCGGGATCGGGTATTCAGACGACAAAATAATTTTATGTTACAAAATCATTGAAAATAACATTATGAGATGGCGCGAATAAAAAATGAAGCAGCCTATGATCAACTACGCAAAAAATAAAAAGTATGACCATTTCGACACGCCGGAATACGCTGTAATGCCGTTATTACCATACATAAATAAAAACTGGATTATATGGGAATGTACAGATACAAATAAAAACAGCGAAATAACAAAAGTATTGAAAGCACATGGGAATAAAGTTATACCAACATCAATAAAAGATTTTGATTTTTTAACCGATAAACCGGATTTTAAATTTGACTGTATTATTACAAATCCGCCGTATTCAATAAAAGATGAATTTATTGAGCGTTGCTATGAGTTAAAAAAGCCTTTCGCAATGCTCCTGCCTATAACAGCCCTAGAGGGAATCCGCCGGGGTGAATTATTCAGAAAATATTATATTCAAGTATTGGTTTTAGACAGGCGCGTTGAATTTTTGGGTAAGTCGTCGTGGTTTAATTCCTCATGGTTTTGTTATAAAGTTTTGCCAAAAGATTTAATTTTCGCGGAATTAAAAAAATAATTTTAACTAATTATTTAACAGTAAGGCTTTTCTTTTAAGTCGTTACTCTCCTTATTATGGGTGTACAGGCTGGCATAAAAACCAGCTTGTATACTTTTTTGGAATTTAAAAATGGATAATTCAAAAAAGATAATTTTAGATTTATGCGGCGGGACAGGTTCATGGTCAAAACCTTATAAAGAAGCCGGTTATGATGTTAGATTGATAACGCTCCCGAAATATGATGTATTAAATTACAAGCCGCCTAAAAACGTATACGGCATTTTAGCCGCCCCGCCCTGTACGGAATTTAGCGTCGCCAAAACTATTGGAAAGCGCGATTTTAAAAAAGGCATGGAAACAGTAATGGCTTGCCTAGAGATAATATGGAAATGCCGCCTCCAAAATAAATTAAAATTTTGGGCAATGGAAAATCCTACCGGATTTTTACGGCAATTTATAGGCATACCAAACTATACATTTTACCAATGGTGGTTTGGCGATATGGGAATTAAGCGTACCGATATATGGGGATATTTTAACGAGCCGAAACAGAAAATATTTAACCGCCCTAATATTCCAATGTATAAAGATAAAAATGGAAAAGACCATACCACCGAGATATTTAAAAATCCGAAATGCCCTGAAGAATACAAAGGGCTAGGATTAAACAGGGCAGCCATACGCGCAATTACCCCGCCGGGATTCGCAAAGGCTTTTTTTAAGGCGAATAAATAGCGGGGCGGTTCACTAATGAAATTTGACATAGCAATATTAANCCCGCCATATAACCAACACAGCTTACATATAAAGCATATTAAAAGAATGAAACTGTTTTCAAATAAAATAGTAGTCATTATTCCCGCAAGAGACGGAAATATGGAAATAATGAAATTTGATAATATTTATCATGGGAATTATTTAAGATTAAAAATATACAGTTTTAATACGGACAAAAAACTATTGATAGAAAAATATACAAAATTTCCGCAATCCAAATTTTATATTTCAGTGCCAAAGTGGGTTTGCGGGCTAAAAAAATATTTTGACACCGGGGAATATGAAGATAATAAAAATTATTATTATACTTTTAGTTTTCATACAAAAAATGATTTGAAAATATTTAAAGATAGGCTGTGTAAAATAAAACTGAGAGGATCAATGTGCCCTGCGTATTGGGAAATATTACAGGGTATAAATTACATAAAGGCATATAAGGAAATTTAATGAGAACAAAAGAAAAATATTTATTTGAGAAAACGCCGGATCATTTAACGGACAAGCGGAAAAAAGAATTAGGTTCATTTTGGACACCGCCGGAAATAGCGTTGAAAATGGCGAAAAAAACAAAATGGAAACAGGGGCAAACGGTAATTGACAGTTGCTGCGGAGGCGGAGCTTTGCTTGCGGCTATGATGGACACATTCCCGGAATTACAAGAGGAGAATTTATACGGCGTTGACATAGACAGGGAAGCAATAAAACAGTGTATTGAATTGTTTCCATACGGTCATTTTCAAGNAGGGGATTGTTTAAATAATCCGATAGACAATATTGATTTTTGGAATAAGCCTGTTTTCAAATTATGGAAAAAACATGGTGTGAAAAATGCCGCGTAATTTAAGAAATGAATTTGCTGTTAATGATGAGTTTTACACCCCAAAAATATTAGTAAATATTCTTGAACCATACATAAAATTATGGCATAACATATTTATAAAACAAAATAAAAGAGAACCAATATTTTGGTGCCCGTTTGATACAAAAAATTCCGAATACTGCCTATTCTTAAAAGAGCATAATTACAAATATGTATATTCCCATATATTGACCGGAAAAGATTTTTTTGAATATACTCCCGAATTTGATATTGCAGTAAGCAACCCGCCGTTTTCCCAAAAAATAAAAGTTTTTGAAAAACTATTTTTATTGAAAAAGCCCTTTATTATGCTTATGAATATTATGGCGATAAATTATCATGTTATCGGAGAATTGTTTATTGATAAAAATATTCAATTACTGATACCCGACAAAAAAATTACTTTTAACGGGCGCACTTCTTCATTTAACAGCGGCTATGTATGCAAAGGCTTTTTACCCAGAGATTTAATATTTTGCCATATTGACAGGGTAAATACAGGGAAAAGATTTATACCGTCAAGAATGAATAAAGATTTATGAAAAAGAAAATATGTAATTATGCTGGGTGTAATGCTTTAATTGATCACAATGAAAGATATTGTGAAAAGCATAATATAGAAAATAATGAAAAACAAAAGTCTATACCTTTTCAAAATGCCAACAGGTCAAATGCGAATTTATATAATACTGCTTTATGGCGGGGCATACGAAAAGAAATATTGAAAAATACGCCTTATTGTTTCAAATGCGGNATAAGCATAAAAGACAGCCNTCTTGAAATACACCATGTAGCCCCGCCGTTAGGAAACGCTGATTTATTTTATGATAAAAATAATCTTGTTGTTGTCTGCCAGCATTGCCATAGAATTATAACGGCTGGGGAGATAAGGAAAAGGAATAATCCTACATAATGCCGCCTAACCGGATAGGGGGATATTATATATAATAATATTAACATAAATCACACGCCCATAGTTTGTATTTCCGTCTGCCCTACATTTTACAAACATATTTGTACAAAATTAGACTAATTATATATGGAGGCTATATAATGCGCGGCGGACATAACAAAAAAACAATACAAGATCACCTTAACAATGGTACATATCGCCCTAGCTTGCACGGCTATATTTTACCGACCGATGAGGAAGCCCTCAAAAATATGAAAAGCGAGCTATATAATGAATTTATTATGGTTACAAAAGAAATCAAAAATATTGATAAAAATTCGGAAAAATACAAGCAATTAAATGACGTTATGATTAGCCAGATCAAGGCTTTTCATAGTATTGCAAAAACACCGATAGTAGAGGATAAAGAAAATAAAACAGAAAATAAAGACGGATTCAAGACACTATAACGATGTAATGCAATACTGTAATGACATAAAATCAAAAAAGATACTTTCCGGTATATATACACAAAAAGCAATAAAGCGGTTTTTGGCAGATATGAAACGCCAAAAAGATGAGGATTTTTTGTATGAATTAAAGCCTGAATTAGCCGATGATGCTATTGATTTTGCCGAGCATTTATTTATACCCGATATAAACAAAAGACTTGAATTGTTGCCGTGGCATAAAATTATATATTACAATCTTTTCGGATTTGTTCATAAACTGGATAATACAAGGCGCAGATTTCGGAGCGCATATATTGAAGTAGCAAGAAAAAATTCAAAAACAACATCTTTATTATTTCCGATAATATTATTTGATTTTAAGCGCACAAACGCGGCGGAATCCTTTTTTGTCAGTAAAGACGGGGCGCAATCGGTAAAAACTTATACGGAATTAAAGCAAATATTCAATGAAAGTTTTAACGTAAACCCTAGAGAAATAACAATAACAGATAGTGGAATAAGAACAAAAAATTCATTTATACAATTTTTCAGTAGTGAAACAAGGGCAACCGATAGTTATAAAAATTCTTGCTCTGTAGTTGACGAATTTCATTCATACGAAAATTCAAAAATAATTACATCATTCAAGTATGGCGGCAGGGCTAGGAAAAATAATCTGGTATTGATAATAACATCGGCAGGGAATAATATAGCAAGCCCATGTTATGCCGAAAATGAAAAAGCAAGAAAAGTTTTAAATGGCATTTTAACCGACGAATCATATTTTACAATTATTTATGCTTATGATGATAAAGACGATTGGAAAGATTCAAAAAATTTTATTAAGGCTAATCCCTCATTAGGCACTATCATACAGCCGGAAATATTAGAGAATGATTTACAAGACGCTTTAATAACGCCCTCACACCAAGCGGATTTTAAGGCTAAAACAGCCGGGATATGGTCTAACGATACAACAAACTGGATACCGCTAATAAAATGGGACACGGAAATAAGAAATAAAAATATAAATATTACAGAATTTAACAATCAAGATTGCTATGCCGGGTTAGATTTATCTAGCGTCAATGATTTTACCGCTTATACAAAGTGTTTTTTTAAAGACGGATTATATTATTTGTACCATAAATTTTATATTCCCTCAGAGCAAATAGCGGAAAAATACAGGGTAGAAAATATTAACATAAGGGAATGGATAGAGCGGGGTTTAATTACAGCGATACCGGGCGCGACAATAGACTATGATTTTATTATTGAGGATATAAAAAAAGATAATGATGAATATTTTATCAGGGAGCTTGCCTATGATAAATGGGCGGCAAATTCTATGATTGAGAAACTGGATACAATAATACCTAAAACAGTTTTAATACAGTATGACCAATCAATAAAACAAATGAGCAATCCGTCAAAGCAATTTGAAAAATTGATTTTGGAAAATAAAATAATAGACCCAAACCCTGTACAAAAATGGCATATAAGCAATGCTGTAATTCGCCCCGATGCAAATGGAAATTATAAGCCATTGAAAGAATATAAATCCTCTACAAAAAGAATTGACGGAGTAATTACCAGCATTATGGCAATAGACCGATGTATTGAAAATGAAAAGACAATCCATAATACGGATTTTAACAAAGTATTAAATCTTTTTTAGACTAATTATAAAATGGCAATATTTAATTTTTTGAAAAGAAATAAACCGGCAAAACATAACAGCATATCTACAGTATTCTCCATTAATTCAGATTTAATAACCGGAAAGGACGCTACGAGCTTTGCGGCTATAGATTTAACCGCTTCATCATTGGCGAATTTGAGCGGCACTTTTTATAATTCGCAAACAAAACAGGCAATAAAAGATTATTCTCTAAATAATTTATTAAACAATCCGAATTATGAAGAAACAAAATTTACATTTTTATATAATTCGGTAAAAGATTATTTTAACGGCAATGTATACTGGTACAAATACGATAATGACGAGGGCGAAATTGCAGCCTTATTCCGGTTAAACAATAACAAAGTAAGGGTAAAAAGAGATTCATTTAATCAAAAAGTATTCATGTATAACGGGAATGAATACGGCATAGATAAAATATTACATATTCCCAGCCGCTATGGTTACGATGGATTGATCGGAAAATCCATATTTTCAGAATGCCAGAATATATTCAACAATACTGCCGAGCTTGATTCATACCTGACAAATTCCTTTAATTCATCTATAGGCAATAGATTGATAATTGATATAACCAGGGAATTTCCCGATGCAACGGAAGATCAAATAAACCAATTAAAAAATAAGTTTATGCAAACATATACCGGAATCAAAAACGCGGGGAAGCCCCTTATTAAATCCGGCAAAATAGAATACGATAAAATAGAAACAGCCTATAAAGATAATAAGGCGAATCAATTCCTAGAAAACCGCCAGTTTCAAGAGCGCGAAATCAGCAAATTATTTAATATTCCATTGCCTTTATTAAATGGAAGCGAGACGGCAAATATTGAAAGTTTGTATATCTTGTTTGTAGAAAATTCCATAAGACCGATAGCGACACAATTTGAACAAAGCATAAATAAAATAATACCTGAATATGATAGAGACAAAGTATATTTTGAATTCAATTATAATTCATTGTTAAAGACTTCATTACAAACCAGAATTGACGTATACGCGAAAGAATTACAAAACGGGATTTTATCTGTAAATGAAATCAGGCATAAAGAAAATTTATGCAATGTGGAAGCGGGCGATACATTATTTATTCCCGCAAATCTAATGCCGTTAAAAGACGATGTTATAGAAGCGTATATGGCAAAAAGCAAACTATTGATTGACCAAAATTTACAATCGCCTGATACGCAAGGCGGACATGATAATAAAGGCGATAATAAACTTTAACTAATTAAAAGGAAACAGAAATGATAACACAAATACAATTAAGAAGAGACACAACCGTAAACTGGAATAGCTTTAACCCTGTTTTAAGCGAGGGGGAAATCGGCATAGAACTTGTCAATGACGGCAGCAGGAAATTAAAAATAGGAGACGGAATAAAACAATGGACTCAATTAAATTATTTTGAGGGTAATTTATCCTATTCAGAATATTTGAACCATATAAATAATACTACAACCGCACACGGAATAAATAATATAAATTCAAAAATAGATAATATTACTTCCGGTTTATTTACAGATATAAATAATCATATAAATAATACAGCAAATGCTCATGGAATAGATACAATGAAGTTAGACATAGATAATTTGGAAACAAATACAACAAGTTTAGGTTCAAACTTTTCGCTTCATATCAATAACGGCACATCCGCGCACGGAATAAATAATATTAACGATAAAATAGATAATGCAAATAATAATTTAAATGACAGAATTGACACGGTATCGGGCAATCTTTATAACACCTCCGGCACTCTTAATACGGTATCGGGGAAATATGAAAATACATCGGGGTCAGTTACAAATTTATCCGGGGCAATAAATAATATTTCCGGTTCTCTATCGGGAAACATATATAATTTAAATACGGTATCGGGCAATCTTTATAATACGTCCGGTTATCTTAATACCGTATCGGGCAGTATTGAAACGCAATTAAGCAGCCATTTTAATAATATTGACGCTCATGGAATAGACATAATAAAGGGAAATATTACTGATTTACAGAATGATTTTAATACAACAACAAGCGGAATACAAAATGATATAACTGATATTAAGACCGATATTGAAAATATAAATGAAAAAATAGAAACTGATATTTATAATAAAAATGAGATTGACAATAAAGTATCTGTAATAAATACAGATGTTCAGGAAATAACAAGCGCGGCTATAAGAAACGATATAACAATACAGCAGAATATAATTTCCGATTTATCAATGGGGAACAATAAAATAATTGATGTTGCAACACCAACAAATAATAATGACGCGGCAAACAAGCAATATGTTGACACAAAAGCAGGTGCCATTGATTATTCAACAGCGGAACAGGATACAGGTTTAAAATGGATTGACGGGAAAACAATATACCAAAAAACTATTTATAGCAATGTGTCAACACCGTGGTCTAACACCGCTTTAACAGCATTAGGCACGGTTAATAATTTAATTCCGGGTGCGCTTTCAATTTTATCATGCAATGTTTTTTACAAAATAAATGATGCTAATAATAATTATAGTACCATTGTTTGTACAAGAATCCTTAATGGGAATATTTATATTCTTCCTTTTCATCCTCCTGGGGCATGGGACGGCAATTATAATTACTTCACATTTAGGTATATAAAGGCTTCATAAAATGCAGCATATAAAATGGTCATGGTCAAGTTTTTTTATTGGTTTATTAAATAAAAAGTTTTTGGTATTTGTAATTATAACGGCGTTTTTTCAACAAATGGTTTTTGACGGTTTTTCAGATGAATTAAAATATTTAATAATTATAGCATGGGGAATAATAGCGGTAATATTTATGCTGTCTTCATCAATAGAGAAATTTGTAGAAAAGGGAAAATTAAATACAGATATAAAAATAGGAGTAGGAAAATAAATGGAATGGACACATATAATAGGCATTGTTGAATTATTGATTGTAGCCTTTATGATATTTTTTTCAAAAATAAGCAAAAAAGATTTGGATGCAATAAGGGGGCTTTCAATAAAAATAAATAATAATTATTTGCAAACTTTAAAAAATACTATTTATAGCGGCAATACTCCGGTATTGGAGAGAATGATTGCTTTTAAAGAATACATTAAATCAGGCGGAAACGGAAACTGCAAGCATTTTGCCGTAAAAAATATAATTTTATCAAATAAGGNTTTGTGGCAGAGTGTAGTTTCCAATGACAAACTTGAAACGGTACAAACTGATAAAGATTATTATATATGCGCGTTAGAAGAAATAAATAAAACTTTATTGTAAAAAAGGACTAATTAAAAATGAAGAAAGAAAAAAGGAAATTAAGTTTTAAGAATATTGAAATTCGGTCAGGCGAATCCGAGGGTAAAAAATATATTGAAGGTTTAATCCCGTATAATTCAAAATCCGTGCCTATATGGGGGACTACCGAAATAATAGATAAAACGGCATTTAATAAAACTTTATCGGATAACGGGGAAATTAGGGCGTTATGGAATCACAACGATAATTATATTTTAGGGAATACAAAATCAAATACTTTAATTTTGGATAATACCGATAACGGATTGATTTGCCGATGCGAACTGCCGGAGACAACATACGCAAATGATTTATACGAAATTATAAACCGGGGAGATGTCAAGTCAATGTCATTCGGCTTTACCCCGATCAAATGGCTAGAGGACGAAAAAGGGAAAATACGCACATTAAAAGAGGTACAGCTCCATGAGGTTAGTTACGGGGTAACTTTTCCCGCTTATGAGGAAACAACCAGTATTGCGTATATGCGCGGTTTGGAAAAAAATAATATTGACATAGAAAAATTAAATGAAACGTTAGAAAAAGAATCCCTAGAGGATAACGACAAAATAATAATAAAGCAAACTATTGATAATTTATCAAATCTTATTATAGATAAAGCCGTTGAAACTGAGCCGTTGAAAGATACTCAGGAAGCAGACACTTTAAAAAATGACGGGATAGAGAGAAACAAAGCAATAGAATTATTAACACAAATAGAATTGGAGATTTAAAAAAATGAATGAAGAATTATTGAAAGTAAATATTGAATTACGGTCATTAAGCGATAAAATTAAAGACGGGACTATTAAAGCGGATGAAGCGGAAAATAGATTGAATGAATTAAAAATACAAAAAAGGGAAATTGAGCAGAAAATAGCGCAGGCAAGTATACCAATGGAAAACAGATCAAATTCTGTTGCGGATATTCAAAAAGCCATGATTGAAAAAAGGTCAATTACCCTTAACGGCACAGGCGCGATAAACCAGATAAAAGAATTATCAAAAGAACTATCAAAGAAAAAAGAAATATTAAATTTGGTAAAATATTTTTATGGCGCAAATGCCGCGACAAATATTCCTGTTTTAAGCCCCGGTCTTGCAACGCCCGCTGTTGTTGCCGAGGGCGCAACTTCTATAGCCGTTGACACGCAGGCAACTTTAGGCGTTACCAGTTTAACGCCGCACGCCTATGTTTCAATTCTCCCTGTAACATTGGAAACTTTAACTTTAGGGAGCGTAAATATTGAAAGTGAATTGAGCGAAATTTTCTCAGAAGCATTTGCGGACGGTTTTGCAAAAGCCGTTTTAACAGGCGACGGATTAGGATTAAATTTCAAGGGAATATTTACCGGATTAACAGAAACAATTCAATGCGGCGCAACAGGTATGCCAAAAATGGATGATCTTGCAAAATTAGCCTTAACAGTTAGAGACTATACCGACGATGCAATTATTATTTTACATCCGACCATTTACGCCGGAATATTAGCCGACGCAACAAACGGCGTGGCGCAATTATATAAAGAAGAATTGATCCGCAATAAAACTATTGAAGGCGTAAAAGTTTTAATTACCGGTTACGCGCCGTCAAGTATCTCCGCCGGAGCTACTGTCGCGGTAGCGGGCAGAATGTCCGATTATGCTTTTGGTCTTGCAAGCGAGATTCATATTGAGCCGATCAAAAAAGTCGGGGACACTCATACATATTTCCAAGCCAGCATTTTTGCAAACGGCAATAAAATATTGAATAAAAACTTTTTCGGGTTATTGACCGTATAATTAAATGAAAATATATAGGGGATTTTTCCCCTATATATAAAATATTATGAGCGCGGATTATGAAAAAAGAAAAAAACGAAATAAAAGAAATAACAGTAAAATTCAAAAATACCTATATCGGTAAATTGGGGAATTATGCAAAAAATAATATTTACACAATTCCCATAGAAATATATGAAGTATTAAAAATTGATTGCAAGAAGGTATAATGAATTTAATTGAGCAGTTTCAACAGTACACAAATATATATACCGATAATACCGATTTGCAACAGGCATATATTAAATCAGCTCAGGAGATTGTAGAGAATTATCTGGGGTATAAATTAAAAAGAATAAAGTATACTCAAATAATAAAAGGAAACGGAACTAACGAACTGCAATTAAAAGCAAAGCCCGTAACCGATATTATATCTGTAGAAATTGACGGTAAGGAAGCAGATAATTTTTATACTATAAATGAATTTTTATACTCAAAAAATTGTATATTCCCGCAGGGGAAAGAAATTGTTATAAAATATGTGGCAGGGTATATTGTGGATTTTCCCGAATTTGAAAATGACGACAATGAGATTTGCTACTGTAATACCGGAAATATTGACGGCGGAAACGCTGGCGGAAACGCGGGAGGCTATGCCGGGGAAAATATTATAGAAGAACCTGATGAGGATATAACCGAAAAAAAGTCAAATTTACCTAACGCGATTTTAATGACAATATTCAGAATAGCCGCGTTATTACAAAGCGAATCGGATTCCAATATTGGCGTTACGTCAAAATCTTTCGGGGACAGCGGCAGCAGGGCTTATATCAATTATACAAATTTTGACAAGTATTTGATTCAAATATCAAAATATAGGTTAGTGAGAATTTAATGCTGGAGGCGGTACTGGACACAAAAAGCCTAGAGAATAAATTAAAAATATTTTCTAGCGGATTGGGAAATATTTATAATGAATTATTAAATGAAGTAGGTAAAAAAATGACAGCGGAAGCGCGGGCAAACGCGCCCCGCAAAACCGGAAAATTGGCAAATTCAATTAACTTTATTTTTATTGATAAAGATTCGGCGGCATTGACTACAAAAAAGAAAATAAATAAATCTAATGTATGGTATAGCAATATTGTAGAATTTAACAGGACTATAACGGCAAAAAAGAAAGATTATTTAATTTTCAAAATAAACGGCGAATGGAAAAAAGTCAAATCCGTATCTGTAAGGGGCAAGCCCTTTATGCGCCCTGTATGGGAGAATTATTTCGGGGACAGCGGAAAAGGTTATAAAGAACTAGCCGAAGCCCTACAGCGTAAAATGAGCGAGGCAATAGGATAAAATGGATTTTAAGAAACAGCAGAACGAAATTGCAGATTATATAAAAGATAATTATGATAATTATTTACAAGATTATAATATAGATAATTTTGAATTGACAACAGAATATATTGATTTTGACAAATTCAAAAACAATTTTATAATATTTTTGGATTTTGACAATATAACGTTTCCCGATAGATATAACGATTCATGCTCCAGTACCCAGACTTTAATTATTAATATATTTCTTGTTTTCAGGGGAGACACCCCGGCAAATTTGAATGACAAAATGATGAATTCAACATCGGCATTCTATGACATGATAAAAAATATTGACATAAGAAACGCTATATTTACAAAAATAAATAATATTGAATTTTTCAAGTATATTGAGGGAAACAAAAATATTGTCAGCTCCAAAATAACGATAGAAGTAAATATTGAAGTTTAACTAATTATAAAGGATTAAAAAATGAAAGATAAAGGGATAGTTATTTACGCGACAGAAGAAGCAAGAAAAAAATTCAGCGCAGCATTCGAGGGAAAAATAATAAAGAAAAATAAAAAGTCATTCTGCCAAAATTGCGAACTGGAAGTATTGAAAAACAAAAATTTTGAGAATGATATTATTATTAAAACTAATTAAAAACAGGAGATAAAAAATGAAAATTACAGGTTCAAAAGCGCAGGTATTTATAGATACTTTTGACAATTCCTCTTTAGCGGAGGGAAACGGCATAATTACAACGGTTGCAAAACAAAAATATTTTGTTATAGAAAAATCACCGGAGAGCAATATTCCGGTAACGGCTGGGATGTTTTTCATAGCCCCTAGCGAAACTTCAAGCCAAATTGTATTAAAAAACGGCGACAGAATATTCGCAATACATGAAGAAAGATTTTGCAAAACAAATGCAAGTTTTGAATTCAGCATGGGGGCTACAGATTGCGGGGACGATTGCGATCCGGGGGCTACTATTCC